GATTCTTGGGACCCCCTATAACGTGCGCCTGGCAGCAGATCTTGAAGTTTCCTTTCTCCGCATCTTTTGCGAGAAAGTTACCTCCGATCCGCTTCCGGATGGGTCAGCCTCTAGGGGCTTACTCGTCTTGGCCTGCGTTTGCACTTACTCACCACGCTTTTGTACAATATTGTGCGAGAAAAGCAGGTTTTCCGGGTAACAGATGGTTTCGAGACTACGCCATTTTGGGCGATGATATTATCATTGCTCACGAAGGCGCAGCCCGAGTCTATAAGGATCTTATCTCTCTTCAGGGAGTCGCTATGTCGCACCACAAGACCATTATCTCTGATAATGGATCGTGTGAATTCGCCAAGCGATTCCTCTGGAAAGGAATAGACATTAGCCCAATATCCTTCAAGGAGGTATATTCGATGCGAAGGTCTACATCCCTTTCCTTAGTGAAGAGGTTAAGAACCTTCCGGGCGGTTCATAGAAAAGAACCGTTCCGGTGGTTCGGTGCGAGTCACAGGGTGTTGCCTAAGTTCCTTAAACCCGATAAGGGTCGTTGGAAACGGTTTCACCTTATGCTCACGTCACCCTCTGGTCCTTTCCCACTACCTTTTATATGGTGGTGCTCTCAGTACACGTCTCGTCCGTTGGATGAACGGGTGACTGCTAGAGTTCATCAAGAGCTATTAGATAAATGGCAATTCTCTTTCGAGCCAGAGGGAATCCCTTCTGACCGCGAAGACGGAATTGTTGAGGATGTTTTAATGGGAAGACCATGGATTCGTTCGTGGTTAACTGTTAGTACTCCGTTTCTATTAGCTCTTATGGGGGAAAACCCGATAACAGCATGGTTTCATCGTCCTACCGTACCTAGTACTCCCGAACGTCCTAGGGTCGAAAGATCGTTAAGGATGGGAAAGGTTTACTGGATATACGACAGGATGGTAGCCGTGTCTAAACTACCAACCCTGAAGAGCTTGGGCAAGTAACAGAGCCCAAGTTTAACCAGATTGTCTCCAAGATAAGTCTTTATGCGCATTCTGAGCGCTATCAGTCC